ATTTGCAGACGAGATAAATTATATACGTACTTAAACTAAGGAGACATTATGACTGATACTGTACAAGAAAATACCCAAGCTCAAGAAACTGCAACTCAAGAGCCAGCAAATGAATTGAATATCAACGACTTAAATGCAATGAAAGTTATCATTGATATTGCCAGCTCGCGTGGTGCTTTTAAACCTAACGAAATGACAGCAGTTGGACAAACTTATACTAAGTTGACTGCATTCTTGGATCAAGTTGCCAAGCAAGCTGAAGGAGCAAAGAAATAATGAGTGAACTAAAGCATGTTGGTAGGGTCAAAGCTACTAATAAAAAATGTCTAGTAGCATATCGCACACTTCCCGGCGATGCTTACTATTGTCTAATTGTACCAACTGAAAATTTGCCAGATAGTTATCACGATGCATTGATCAATTTGGTTGAAAGCCATGCTGGTCAGGATGCTTATGAATTCGCAGAAGCAATGGATCGTACACAATTTCCGGATGGAAGTCGTATGTTGCCAGCATTGCATTCAACCGGACGTTTGATTAAAATAGCAACCGATGCTATTGAAATGACGCCAACACTAGCGGAAAGCATTACCCTGTCCGAGTTAAATCAAATTATTGCAGAGCAACGTGGAATTCCAGTTGATGAACTTTCTGTACAACCGGGTTTGTCAGAAGTTCCACGCACCCGAGATCTTGGAGAACCCGCAGTAGCAGAAGCTGTTGCAACACCAGTCACTGCTACAATCGAATTGACTCCAGATGCACAGGCTAAAGAGTACCGTTCCAAGGCAGATAGATTGTCCAAGGAAGCGGCTGCATTTAGACGCATGGCCGAAGAGCTAGTACCCACAACGAAAAAATGACGTCTCAGGGAAGAATTCTTCCCAAGGATGTCATCGATCATTGGCCTGAAGTATTCGGTGATATAAAACTTAATGTACTGCCAATAAGTTATTTAAATGCAGTACTAGTCAATTTTAAAGATGGAAAAACTTGGGAAATCCGTGTGACTCCGCAGACCAGAAAAGCTGGTTGGGAATCTTTTGAAAAATCTCTATCCGAGTTGGTAAAGAACTACGAAGATAAGATCGACAATGTTGATTTCAAATTAGATACTGAAAAAGTTAAAAAAGATATTAAAAAATCTACCGATAAATTTTTGAAGAAGAAAAAGTTATAAATAATGAATGTTCAGCTATTATCCTATTCACAGCCAACACCAGAATTTAAAAATCTTGGTATCTCAGATGCACAGGAACTCATTGCGTATTGCGCCCGTGTGTCCAATCCAAGCAATCAACTCAACACAGACACATCAGAAAAACTCATTAGATACTTGGTCAAACACCAACACTGGAGCCCACTCGAAATGGTCAGTGCCTGTATCGAAATCACCACAACCAGAGATATTGCAAGACAAATCTTGCGACACAGAAGTTTTAGTTTCCAAGAATTCAGTCAACGATACGCAGACCCTACTAAAGATCTTAACTTTGTCACAAGAGAAGCAAGACTCCAAGATCCAAAAAACCGCCAGAACAGCGTCACAGTGGATGATACATTGTTACAAAACGAATGGTATAGAGCTCAACAACGAGTCATCTATGCCGCCAAACGTGAATACGAATGGGCTATCGCTAATGGCATAGCAAAAGAACAGGCTCGTGCTGTATTACCCGAAGGACTTATCGAAAGTCGTCTATACATGAATGGTACACTACGTTCATGGATTCATTTTATTGAATTACGTAGTGCTAATGGTACTCAGAAAGAGCATCAAAAAGTAGCGATTGCCTGTGCCAAAGTAATTGCCACTGTATTTCCAATGGCAACTGATCTTACTTAAAAGTATCCGGAGGATACTTTTCTACGTGATAATAGAACTCACCTGCTAACCACGAGTCGTCGTTGATTTTAACATAGTTTGCAGGATCATTCTTATAAGTTTCTCCGAACCATTTACCGGCACTTGCACCACCACGTGAGTATTTGTTCCGGCCTGCATATAACAATTCTTGAATTTTATCAGTATCAAGTATATCACACTTTGATAATTCCGCACACTCGCGAAATCCACTGATCCAATCTAGCATTGTACTAGTGATAGTAGCATCTGGATCTACTGAATACTTAAACGTTTCAACTGGAGGGAACATTTCAGTATGCTGTTTAAATTGTATCTCTAACCATTCATAATCATTAATTTTAGATAATGCGTACACATCGTCTTTATAGTTTGTTCCGTACCACTGCCCTGCACTCGCACCACCTTTGGCATATTCTCCAAATTCAGATTCTCCGCCTTGATAAAGCCATGTTTTTAATCTAAGCTGAGATTCTTCTGCATCGGCACCTTGAATTACTCCGCTGCTCAATTTCATACACTCCCTAAATGCACTACGCCATGTATTAAAAGGACTGGTGTTAAATTTAGTAATATTTGAAACTGTGGGCATAATTTTAAATTTACTAGAAATACTTGTTGTCATATCAGTGCTGTTAACATCAAGATTTATTGTTAATTCACGGGGTAATAATTTTACACCGCCATTACCGTACTCCAATCCGTTTACTGGATTCTGACTACGCCATACATGTACAATATCAGTTTCTTTTTCAGATAATAATAAATTAAATTTAAAATTTTCACTAATGATAGCATCAGCGTCTACCACATAAAACATATTAGTTGTTGCTAGTTCAGCGGCGGCAATGTGTGCTTGATGAATTCCTTTAACTCCAGAAACTCGTAATACATTATTCTGTATAACACCAGTATGTGATATCAATCGATGATAGTTATCGTCTGCATATTCTTCATTATACGAAATAAACACTACATCATAATATCTAGTATGACTTGCTATCGTATTCATTTTTATCATGCCTGAGAAGAATCTATTTTCTATTTCAGCATCTGTAACTTCTTTAGTTTTAGGAAATAATCCTACTGCTGGTAAATTGCGATCGGCACTGTTTGGCCAAATATGTATATACTGCTCTTCGTGTACAGGAGGTCGATAGTCAAAGTTAAAATTTATATCCACAACTACATCAGGCCATACTGCCCAGAATAATTTTGTTGTGGATTTTTTCTGTGCTTCTCTAAAAGAATTTGCTGTCTTTGCAAAAGGCCAAGTTTGTTTTAATCTGGCAAAATCCAATTCGGAACTGTTATTAATTCGACTGATAAAAATAATGTCGTACATTATCGCTTCCTTATAATTCTGGGAGTGTTGTTGAACACAGTTTTAAAAAATTTACTACCACTTGCATCAATGTTACTAAGCTCTAATCCACATTCACGAATTAAAGTTTCTCCCAGTCCCATAATTTCATAGGGCAACATTTTGTCTGTAATCTTGCTGTATTTTTCTTCCCACTCTTTTGTGAGCCAATCAAAATCACGCACATTGCTGTAATCCCAATCTGTACAATTAGTCAAGTATGCACCTTCTCTGGCACCGTGCATACTCCACAATCCGTTAGTGACATCAGCACCAATGTTGCACCAAACTAATAATCGGTGATAATTTTGCCACCATACATTTTTAAGATTAGAAACTTTGGCTCCTTGGTCTAACGACATTTTTACACCTTCACGAAAGCCTGCACGCCATGCTTGAAACGGAGTTGCATTGGTAAAACTTTCACTGTAATTTTCGTTAAATTGATAATATTTGTCATCAAAACAAAACTCTACTAGACCTTTAGTGTCATTAGCATCTGAATTTTCATGCGTTTTCATAGCATTAACAAACTTAGGAGTCCACATTTTAAGGCCACCATTGCCGTACATAAGATCATTTACATGTACTCGACCGCACCAACTAAACACATGATCTGGAGTTAATCCTAATGCGTCTATATCTACTTCAACCTCAAGAAATTTTGGATCAATAATGTTATCGCCGTCCACTGTGACAAAGTATTCAGTTTCGCACTTTGCGGCACATGCCTTGTGTGCGGCATCACTTCCCTTGACACCATGAACACGTTTTGCCCATGGCACTTTAGCAACTAAATCTGCGTAATGCTTTTCAGCATTAGGCTCATCATAACTGAGGAAAATAATGTCTTGATCTATAATTTTTATTAGTTTGCTCATTCTTTGCTTTTCTTCCAAATTGTTAATCCATACGATGAAAATAAAGATTTAGTAGATATTGAAATTTTATCTATATTTTTTTCTATATCGCTTATAAAAGGCACACATACCCTATCCAATACTAAATCTTTTATATTAATGGTAATTGTTCTAACTAAAAAATCAAAATCAGTTTCTAATGTAACAAAAAAAGTCAATGTTTCCATTGGATACTTATTATCATAATATTGTTGTCTAACTTTATTTGATATTAAGAAAATCCACATGTTTTCGTTTGGACTCCAATGTATGGTTAGTTCAGTCTTTTTATTAGGTTTGGCAGTGATCCATTCAAACATGTTGTTTTTAAAAAACAACT